CTTCCGGCCAGCTTCTGTTCCTCTCATTTCGCCCTACCGGGCAGAAAGGTCTCTGTAAATGATTCGTAAACCATTACGTGGAGACCACGATGAGGAACGCGGTCGTCTTGTTCTCAAGACGAAACCACGCGTAAGCGTGTTTGACATGTCCGCAGCAATGTCAGAACCTCCTACCTCAGGGGGTGAGGCGAGTAACATCGCACTCAGCGTATCTCCGTACGCGGGCGGGGGCGCCTAATGGTCGCCCCCGTCACTGGTCCTTTTCAGACCAGCATCGCCACGCGTGAAAAGTTCTACCAGCAGACAAAGTACAAGCAGAAGGCTCCTAGGAACCTGGTGCTGCCGTACCGACTCCGCGCAGGTAAGAACTTGACGTTCAACTACCCTAATTCACCGACTCAGTGTCATTGCGACACTCCGTGGATGGAGAGCGGGTGGTCTTCAACGGTGCCAAAGGCGCAAGCCGTAGCATACGCGAAATTGCTCGGAAAGATTTCCGACCGAGCAAATATGGGCGAGAACCTCGGACAACTTGGCCCCACTGCCAGACTGCTCCGTGAAAAGCTAGTGCTAGTGTCGCAAACGATAAGACGATTGCGGAGGCTCGATCCAAGTGTCTTTGGGTTGTGGTACAAAGAGGGCATCTCTCCGAAGATGGCCCCACGTACCGCGGCTCGGTGGACCCTTGAGGTCAACTTTGCGATCGTTCCCACAATTAACGACATTTTCGCTTGTGTGGAGATCCTCCAAAACCCTGTCAATTCGTCGCTCATAAAGGGGGGAGCTCAGCTCCCTTTTGAATGGACGGCGCCGATACCTGGTCCTTGGACCCCGTATCGGTGGGGTTATGGTACGGTCTATGCTCAATACGGGGCGTGGATTGCGATTAGCAATCCAAACCTGTATTTGGCCAATGCGATGGGGCTTATAAACCCCGCGCAGATAGCGTGGCAGCTTCTGCCTGGATCCTTCCTGGTTGATTGGTTAATTCCTGTCGAACAGTTTCTAGGATACGCCACCGATTTCTACGGTTTGACCGTGGAGCATTCGTGGACGACTGTCTTGGTGAAGGGAACTACTTGGGAACGCTGGACAGTTTACAACTGGGGCGGTTCTGTTTTGTTCGCCGACATGACAAGAGCTAGCGGGATTTCATTACCCTCACTAGCCTTTAGACCCCTGAAGGTCCCCTCCCTTAAGCGCGCTGCTAACGCGGCGTCTCTCGCTATCTTGGCCTTCGGGCCAGGACGACGAGGGAATGGGGGGGCCCTTCCGGGTTTCGTTTAGTTGTCTCTAACTCCTTAATTAAAGGGTGACCAATATGCCTACAATGGCAAGTATTACCGTCAAGAAATTCGACGGCACAACCGATATCGTCTATGACGCTCTATCGGCATCAGGAGGAGAGTCCTCCCCGGCAGTGTGGCGCCAGGATACTGGCGCCCCTATCGGGCTTCCTGTTGGCCTCCGGCCGACGCTGAAGATGACCAGCAAGTGGAATGGTCCAAAGACTGCACGGATTGCGACGTTTGAGTACGTCTACCCGTATGCCGTTCAGGACACTACCACAACGCTGTATTCTGCACGCGATCGGGTGGTGGTCAACAATGGCGCTGTTACATGCCCGCAAGGGATCCCAGCAAACATACTTAATGAAGCCACGTACCAGTACGCCAATTTGATGGCAAGTACGTTGATCAAATCGAGTATGGCCGCTGGCTACGCTCCTGCTTAATCTTAAGCGGTCGTAGACATGCAACAGATAACTTCGCTACCAGATGAGCTGGTGCGGGTGGCCTTTCGCTATTTTGAAGGCCTCGGTACTCCCTTTGCACTCGGCGCAGCAATACGTCTGCGACACGGTGACTGGGACGGTCTTGCGCGATTAAGCGTAGACCCTCGTTGCTACATTGATTCCACTCGTTACGCGGCTGATAATGCCGCCGCATGCTTCTTGAAGAAGCTCGCGGAGTTGCCCAACTCTACTGACCGCCGAGCAGAAGCGGTCAGCAAGTGGTGGGCTGGAGAGAAACAATGTTACTCCGCCAACGAAAGACTTTCCGGCTATCTCCAGAAACATCGGGGTTCCAACCCCGACCTGGTGCCGGACGTCGACGAATTCTTTTCATCGACGCGTAAAATAGTCCTAGATTGGCTAGGGGCCCGCCCGCCCGACTTAATTGTCGGGCGTCACGGACCCGGGGCAACGTTTTCCGATAAGGGCAGGAACTCCACTGTACCTGACAAAATGTTCCGCAATCCCTCATTAACCCGTGATTCTATGTGGTACCTACCGCAGTGGTTTGGTACTCAGTGGGGGGCAGCTTTTGCCTCCCGTCACGGAGAGTTATCTTGGACCCGCGGCAACCGTTTCACAACGGTGCCGAAGACGTCGTTGACCGACCGCTCCATAGCGGTCGAACCTTCGATAAACGTCTTTTACCAGCTCGCTTTGGGCAAAGCGATACGCAGGAGACTGCGTAATAATACTGGTTGGGACCTGGATCACGCGCAGGACGTGCACAGGCAGGTCGCCTGTGAGTCGTCAGTCACGTGTGAGTTTGCCACACTCGATCTCTCAAATGCAAGTGACACCGTCGCACGCAACTTGGTTGAGTTGCTGCTACCACCCGGCTGGTTTGACGCGCTGGACGACCTTAGGTCGAAACACACGCGTCTAGACAACCGATGGGTGCGACTGGAGAAGTTCTCCAGTATGGGTAACGGCTTCACGTTCGAGCTGGAGACAATCATCTTCGCTGCCTTAGCCTGCGCCACCGTTCGTAAGAACGGCGGCAAGGGTCGGCTCGGAGTAGACGTTTTTGTCTTCGGTGATGATATAATACTGCCCGATGGGCAGCATCAGAATGTGGAGGCGGTTCTTAGGTTCTGTGGATTCTCCTTGAATACCGAGAAATCGTATTTCGGGGGGGTCCCTTTCAGAGAGAGCTGCGGTGGCGACTTCTTCGCCGGGAAACCGGTGCGGGGTTACTACCTTAAGCAGCTTCCCTCTACACCTACAGAAGTCATCGCCTTCGCGAACGGGGTTAAAGCTATGGAGGACAGGTATAACCAATATGGTTGGCTGTCACCTAAGGCTCGTTTGCTGATAGTACAATCCTTACCGACTAGATTACGCCTTTGGGGGCCACAAGCTCTCGGAGACACTGTACTTTGGTCTGAGGATTCAACTCAGTGGACAACCCGGACGCGTTGGTGCGTTAGGATGGTGAAGGCCGTCAAGGTGCGAACGAGGATTACTCCTTATAAGCATTTCGACGGCGCAACTGTCCTGGCTTGCGCCACGTATGGACTCGGTAACACCAGGCCATCGGCCGACTTCGTCTATGACGAGGTGGAGGGCTTTACGCCCCGCGATGGTGTGTCCGGTTTCAACGTCGGATGGATACCTTACTCTTAGGAGATTTATCGTCCTAAGGTTAGGTCCCGGTCTATTAG